TAACATGTTTCTAACAGATTTTAGAAAGTTTATAGCATTCTCTCCACCTTTGGCACCTCTATTAATTATATCATCTTCTAAGTGTTCTAGGTGGGTGTTCTTTGCCTCTACGAGGTACTGTAAAAACCCTTGCATTTATTCGCCTTCTCCATTTATATAATATAGAATTCACTTTCAATACTATTTATAAGGTTAGAGATATGTAAAGTCACCCATAATCCTAGTAGGATAACCATCTCCGCCCTGAGTATCTCTCATGTTGAATTTCATTTTGTATTTATTTGTTAATATCTCCATATCTATTCTTTTACCTGATCCTGTTTTACCTCCATAAAATACTATACAAGATTTAGGTTTAGATGAATTTACCATGTATGGTTTATCAATCTTGATTGATTTAACTTCATTAGATAATTTATGTATTACATGAAATCCGTAACCCATACCTGATTGTATAAATGCCTCTAAGTATGATTTATTAACCTTATTAAAGGTATTCTTAGAGACACCCTTTTTCAATGTGCCATTAAATATATCACAAAACATTTTATTATCAATACCAAACATCTTTAATAATTTTAGGCCATCTTTATTTTTTATAGTGCCTGTTTTTATTTCATCAGGTGTTAATATCTTTTTGATTCCTACATTGAAGAATGTAGTAGTACCACCTAACTTTAAACTTAGGTATGCTATTTGCTTACCTTTACTTTTTATAGTTAGATCAGTAACAATTTTACCTATATCTAAGCCACCTGCAGATGAAGTTATTACAGGACCTGGCGTAAATCTTAAAGGTCTAGATTGATTTAGAGCACCTTCTTCTACAACCTCTAAATTTTTTAACTTACTTAGTTTATAAGTTTTATCTAAGTGCATTACTGCTTTTTCTATTGCAGGATCATTTAATTGTTCTCCACCCCAATAGTCTCTTAGTGAATTCGCAAATGTGCTTTCAAATAAATTACCTCTGTTAGCAGCACCCCTATTGCCAGATGAACCTGCACCAAACTTTATTTTTATTTTAGATATATCTATGGCTCTTTGTATATCTTTTATCTCAATACTACCTTGTAGTTCTCTTGTAACATTGACTACATTTAATTTTGCTTTATCAATATTAATAGGCGCCTTTATATTACTGTATTTTTTCTTTAGAAAATCAAACAGCTCAATTATATCTGCAACCTTCTCAGGTTGATTCTTTAATTGTTTAATAATCTCTGCCTTTTTTTCAGGAAAAAATGTGTATGCCATACTGCTATTTATATAACAATTTGGCATAAAAGTCAAGCGTTAATATTGCCTATTGTAAGAAACTTAACGACACCACCATTAGGTTCCCATTGTTTATGTTTATTTTGATGATTAGTTATTTCGTCTGTATCCTCTTTAAAAAAGTTCTCACATAGAATAGAACCTGTAGGTTTCTCTACACATTGATATACTATCTGTTTATCTTTCTTGACCATAACAGTCTCATAAGATAACTTGACATCTTTTTTAGGTGGTCTTTTTTCTCGTTTTTTTCTAGGCATTTTTTCCTTTATTGATTGCGTTGACTAATTTTTGTCTATTACTCTCGCCGAGTTCTCTTACTTTTTTATTCCACTCCTCGAATTCTTTATTTACTTTTTTCTTTTTTCTCTTTGTCATTTTACTCTATTACCTCTCAATGCAAAAAATAAGCCACCACAATATAGCATCAAATGAAAATGCTCATACATTAATACATACCATAAACTATCTGGTTCTAATATCAATATAACACCTGTCATTATACCACATATAACAATACCTGAAAATCTAGTGATCATATCACCGACACCAGGTTTTAATGCAATCGTAAGGCCGCCAACAAGTAATCCTATACCTGCAAATAATTCACCCCAAGCAACAAAGAACCAGACTGACATAGGTAACCCAAATGCCTCTGCATCAGAAACATCTAAAGGTAACTTTTGCAAACCTTGTAGTATAAAGATTATACCTAAGGGTACTCTCAGTAACCAGTTTGCACCTTTGAAGTCTGGTATCTTTTTTAAATATTGCTCAAGTGTCATCATTATAACTGACTTAGTAATTCAGGTAATATCTTTTTACTTTTACCAAAGACTTTTGCCTGTTCTACTAAATGTTTATTTGATACATCGCCACCGACAACAACTAATGCAATCATACCAACACCTTTATGTGGTGTGCATTGATACAAATAGATACCAGGTATCTCAAATGTAAATGAGTATTCAGCATTCATTTTACTTTTCTTAGGTGTTTGAAACCCATCAGGTCCTGCGATAAACTCTACATTGTGGCCTTTACTTGTAGGTACCCAGGTTATTGTCTCACCAACATCTACTCTAGATATATCTTCAGAGTAGACCATCTTGGCACCGTCATCTCTTTTGTTCAACATATCTACTGTTATATCAGCATATGCTGTTGTTATATCAAATAATATAACTAAAACTAAAATTATGTATTTCATATTCACTCCTTATATTTTAAAATCTGAAAATTTATTTAGTCGTTTTGCTGTTTCTGTATTATCAAATACAGATTTTTCTGGTTCGTCTTGTTGATTTGCATCCACCATATCTTCTTGAGCAGATTGTTCTACATCATAGATACGCATTTTAGAGCGATCAACACCCAACATAAATTTACGATTTATTGTTGGATCATTATATCTATTCTTTAATTGTTTAACTAGAAACTGATTTTTCTTTTCTAATTCTTCAGTAGATATAATAGCGAACATAAAGTCAGCCGTTGCAGGCAGACCGAAACTTTCTGAGGTATCTTCTAGACCTATATCTGTGCTACCGAAGCCTGTTCTGGTAGTTTGTGTTGCAGAAAATATAGGTAGATCAAACTCTACTGCAAGACCTCTAAGTTCTTCAGCAATAGATTTTACTATTGTATAAGAATTAGCAGATGATCCTGCCTTTAGTCTAGATGATACACATAGATTTAAATAATCAATATAGATAACATCTGGTTTAAAACTTTTCTTGATTGCAAGTTCATTTAATAATACTTTAAAATGGCCTGCATGAGCAGAGGCAGTAGGATATTCTTTGATAATTAATTTGCCTTGAGTTTTTTCTTCTAGTCTTTTGATCTTATCTTGATACATGATCTTAGGCAATTCAGGTAGGTCACTCATGGCAACATTCAAAAGATTAGAGTCTATTCTTTCAGCAATTCTTTCTTCAGCCATCTCTAAAGTAATATACAATACATTCTTACCTTGTAATAGATTTGCAGCCGCAAGATGACACATGAATAAAGTTTTACCTACACCAGTGCCTGCAAGGGCAATATTCAAAGTCTTTGTAGGAACACCACCTCTTGTAATACGATTCATAAAATCTAAATCAAATTCAACTCTTTCCTCTTTCTTATGGTAGAAATCATATCGTTCAGTTGATTCAGGAATATAATCATGCCCTATCTTCTCATCAAAGGAAACAGATAGGGCGTTAGATAAGAGTTCAGGCAAGAATTCAGGTGTATGTTTTTTATCTTTACCATCTAGTATTTGAATACCATCCATGATAGCATTATGTATGGCACGATCTTTACAAAACTTCTCAGTTGTTTGTATTAACCAATCTAGATTTATTTCTTCTTTTTGAAATGTAGCGATTGTACTAGTGATACTTTGAAACTCAGCATCATTGATATCTTTTCTACCATTTAATTCTATGGCAAGAGTTTCATTAGTAGGCTGTGCATTATATTTTTCATAGAATAGAGCAATCTCTCTAAAGATTAACTTCTCTAATCTATCTGAAAAATATTCTTCTTTAAGAAATGGCAACACTTTTCTGGCATACTGTTCTGTATGTATCAAATGTTTAAGTGCTGTTCTTTCAATCCTTTCTTCCATTTAACTCCTGTTCCATTACTACTACTAATACATCACCGATATGATTTATAAATTCTTGACTATCTGTATCGGCATCTTTAAAATTCTTATCAATATAATAATCAAATTTCATAGGCAAATGTCCATTCTCATTTTCTTCTTTTGCAAATGCAACATTACCATAATGATATATTATATCACAATAAGGGCCGCTGGTCAACTTAATTGAGGCATATTCCTTGTCAGGTCTTTCAACGAAAACATAATCAACTTCGTGTTTAGGTAGACTCTGCTTCTTCTGCTTCGATACCATATTTAAATTCTTTGGCCGCAGCCTTATCTAATTGTTCTAAGATTTCTTTAGTAAAATATTTCTCTGGATCAGAGTTAATTGTTTTTTGATACTGTTTAGTACCATCTGGTAATTCTATTCTTGTAGATACTTGTTTGAAAATATTATGTTTCAATGCAAGGTCAACTAAACCATAGTGTTTATCTAAACCTTTATCATAAGTTAATCTAACATCAACCATTTTGTTTTCTTTTGTAAGTCTTGATTTTTGATTTTTACAATGAATTATATTACCTATAATTTCTGTCCCATCTTTTTCTTTTCTTTTAGAAAGATAGACGATAGAACTGGCTGCATATTTCAAACCAGAACCACCGCCCATCTCTTTAGTTGGGAACATAGAACCAACCACATCATATGTATGGTTAGTAATAATAAGGGGAACTTGAGCCTTGCCTAATTTCAATGTTAAAACTCTAAACGCAGCCTTAACAATCTGGGCTCTTGTCATATCTCTTGTCTCTTTACCTGCCTCAGTATCTTCCATCTCTTTAGTTGTTGATAACATACCAAGACTATCTAAAACTAATAACATAGGTTTTCTATCAGCAGGATCTTGTTCAATATATCTATCTAATACTTTAATTGCCTGGTGTCTAAATTCTTGTACTGTGGTTACAGGCATAATAATCATACGAGAGGAATCAATACCTCTATCTTCAATCATATCTTTTGTTAATGCAGATTCACTTTCAAAGTAGATAACACCAGCATCTGGATTTTCTTTTAAGAAATTATCAACTACACCTAATACAAAAAAAGTTTTACCTGTAGCACTCTCACCAGCAAGAGCAGTAATTTTATTAGCAGGTAAACCACCATGAATGGTACCTGATAATAGTCCATTGAATATATAACTTCCAGTATCTATAAAGTTTGAGACATCACCTGCCTCAACACCCTCAGATACTATACTAGCATATTCATTACCAGTATCTTTAATAATTTGTTTGAAAAAATCTGACATTTAAATCACTCCCGAATAATAATATATTATAACATATTTATTTATAATTTACAAGCACAATTAAGCAAAAAAATTCTCTAATGTTCCTTTTCTAGAATCTCTGAATAAATCAAAATCTTTATCACCAAAACACCAGACATTTTCTATGAACATCTTATTCATAAAATCTGCTTTTTCTTTTTCATCTTTAAATAATTTATCTGACTTTGGCCTTTGCATTATCCTCATACCTATTTGACCTATGAATTTATCTCTTAAATGGTTTACTAATTCATCACTTGACCTATATCTTTTATTTTTAATCTTTGGATCCATAATATTACAAAACATAAATCTAGATACACTCATACTTTTTTCTGCAACAGGTAAATAGAAATCATCACGCCATTTAGAATACTCATCAAACTTTTTCCAAGATTGATTTTCTTCTTTCTCACCGCCCTCATTATATCTCTCAGTAGAAAAGTATGGCGGACTTGTAAATGCAACATCTATATCTGGCAGTTCATTATATGGTAAATCTTCAGCACCACAATTCCATATCTTTACTTTTTTAGGTCTACTTAATAATCTATTATATCTATCAATCTGTTCAGTATATCTCATGTAAGTATTTGGATTAGGATCACAACCATAATATTCTTCAGCATTACTAGCAAAGAAACCTGCAAGTCTATCACCCCAGCCACAACTCGTATCTAATACCCTCTTTGCGTCTGTCATTTCATAAACACACTTAGCAACAATAGGTTTAAATTGTGTTGCAATATATGTACCTAATCTAAATGCAGATAGATAACTTGCCTCATCTAGTTTACCGCCTCTTAGTTCTTCTTTACCTTCAACCATAACTTTCTTAACGCCATTGATACCTCGCCATATAGGACCAAAACATCGCCAAATATCTTTTGCAGTA